TAGATGTTGGATAGAACCAAGTAATCTCACCAAACAAGTTATTAATACCACAGTAAATTAATTGATTAGATGTAGTATTTAAATCCTCATAAACATAGTCTTCCACTAAACAGTCCATCGATTCTAATTTACCGGTGAATCTAAAGAAACCATTGTCGGACATCCAGTAGGCAGCACCATCTACTTCGACCGCTGCATTCATACCAATCAATCCACAGTTGGTACCTACTTGTTCAAAGGCAAATGTAAAAGGAGTTCCAACAAATCTCATGGTGAATAATGAAGTATCCGTCCATACGTAAAGTGCATTTCTACCTAGCTTACTTCCCATGATCCGTGAGCCGGCAGCCAGTCTTTGTGTGCCAGCACTATTGATTGCCGTAGGTGCCCAGTCCGTTATATCCTCTTGATTAGAGAATCGGATAAACATATCATCTTGAGTAGTGGTGTCTCCAATTGTGGTTTCTGTTCCAAATAAAACTAAGTGACGATCAGGAGTCGAGACCAACATAGCACGTGATGCTGTTGGTGCATTACTAATAATAGTAGCTCTAGTTCCAGTTGGATCAGTTGCATCAGCGTCCCATTCAAATACCGCTCCATTATGAATTAAAGCAATAAGAGTTGATCCTAAATTGTCCAAGGACCATAACCCAGGATCGGTTACTTTATCTGTATTAGCTGCAGGAGATCCCCATCCAGTCCACTCAGAAGTATCTGTAACTGTTGCAGCTGCACTATGCGCAGCTCGTGTAGAACCTCTCACAGCTCTTACAATTCCTGTAAAACTTGTTGCGGTTATACCGGTATAAGAAATTTCTTCTGCGCCTATTTGAAAATAATTAGTTCCTGATGAAGGGAAACCGGTTGTACTTCCTACATTAACAGTGGTTCCTGAGCCACCGGTTCCAAAAGCATTGTCTCCTAACCCTGGTGAAGTTAAAGTAGTGGTACTTGATCCTATAACACTACCACCAAATAATGCAATACCCCAACCAAATGCTCCTACTTGTTCAGCTGGTCCTACATGATAATAACGATAATAAGTTATACCTCCAGAAGTTGTGGCTCCTGATCCTGTTTCGGCACCGTCCATAGTAATTGTAATGGTCGTAGAAGTAGGTGCTGATGTTACCATATATTTTTTATCTGCAAAATCAGCTGATGTATAATTTGAATTAGTAATAGAGGTAAATGTACCAGCACCACCGAATAAAATAATATCTCCAGCTACGAATCCATGAGAACCACTAAAAGTAATAGTAACTTCCGTCTCACCATTACTCGTAGTAAAAGCATTAGTGATTGCTGTGCCTGATGGATTAACTAAAGGGTGAATGTCATAATAGACTCCCCCTGAATATACATATAAAATTCTGTTAGTTCCAATTGCTGCAAACTTTTGAGAAGATTTATTAACCATATGATGCAACGCTCTCGCGGCACCTGTTAATTTACTTTCTCCTAATTGATTCCAGCCACCTAATTTTTCAGGTGTACCATATCTAAACCGTACGTTTTCACCGCCCGTCCATTGAGCTTCAGCTCCTGTTGGGGTAATTTGTTTATTAAATCCCGGTAAGAACCCTATTTTTTGTAGCATATTAAAACCTATTTATTATGGTTTATATCAGATTGTAGGGGAATTCAAATGTTTTAAAGTAAGGGGAATCTGTGGTGGATCATCCCCTCACCAGGGTATTATATAAACTATTTTTTAGGTAATGTAAAGCCTTTATACCAGGATGGAAGTCCTAAGAATGGACGTCCGTCAAACCTATTTGCTTTAGCAGTTTTCTTTTTAGCATCATTATAATGCAAGAAAACTTGTCCACAATCCTTACCAGCAAAAGCTTCTCGCCAATGCTCTAAATCACATCCAGAATAAAGAAGCATATCTCCTTGTTTTAATTCTACTTTGATACCTGCTTGACCTTTTTTTCCAGTAGGATCTAAGTAAAGGGGCCATGGCTCTCCTCCTAAATGAAGAGTAGTAGAGACTTCACATGAATATCTATCTTTATGTCTATGAAGAATGTCTCCTGTTTTATAAATTCTAGCATAGGAATAAGTTTCATTTAACTTATAACCTGTTTCTTTTTCCATCTTTGCTCTTAAAGATTCTAATAATGTTTCCATGACTACATCTGAATAATGAGAATAAGTATTGGGAATTTGATTATCAGTCCATATTCCCCAGTACTCTGTAAAGGGTGAAAGATATTTTTGATCAAATAAAAAGCGCGCCACTTGTCTTTTCTTTAAAAAATAAGAATAGACAAACGAAGCTAGTTCTTTTGATATCGCCCCTTTTAATACTTTGTATTTATTTTTTTTGAATGACATTTTTTCCTTTGGTTAATTTATGGTCTATTAAAGTTTGAACAAAATCTGGATTACGTTTCCTAGGGTGTTGCCCTAGAGTTGCATGAATGTGCGCAGCTCGAATAGGGTCCATATCCTTTAGTTTAATAAGATTAACTACTTTATTTTTTTTGGACATTTAATACTCCTTTTGGTATTGCTTGGCAGTTCCAGTGTATAAATCTAAATGGTTCATAACCCAGGTCCACTATATATTGATGAGGTAGGTAAGACGGAAAAAATATCATTCTTCCAGGTTTTGTTTCATAATTTATTTGAGAACTTGCATAAGTTACTTTCATTTTATCTTGTTCAGGTAAAAGATTCATTACGTTCCCTGGTCTTGGGTCCTCGAATATAGGTCTTGAAGTTTTATTGCTAGCTTTTAAAAAATAAAAACCAGATATATGTCCATTCCAATGAGTATGTAATGTATGATGACCACCACCTTTTTTAGCAAATTCTTGTACCCACATTTCTGTGGTAAATAATTGATGATTCGTCATATCAAAACCCATTTCTCCCAGTAAATTATGGGCTGTTGCACCTATATAATTTTGTAAAGGTAAAAAATTAGGATCTCCAATTAAAGCAGTGGAATGAAAAACATGTCCCATGTCTCCTTTGTCCCCTAACTTTTTATTTCTTTTAGCGATGTCTTTTTTTAAATTTTTCTTTGCTATTTCAATATAAGAGTCGGATGCTTTATTTAAATCATAAACAAATTGAGGAGCATCTGCAAACCATATTGGACATTTAAAATAATCCTCTCTATTTAATTGGGTTGGAAAGGTTTTAGCACTTTTACTTTTTTTCTTTTTCATTTAAATGGCCATCCTAAACTCCACATGACTAAACTGTGTCTGGTTCCTTTTTTAACTGGACATACTCTATGCCATAAATCTGCAGGAAATACCACTAAGGATCCTTTAGGTAATATTTCTTTACACTTTCTAATATTTCTTTTTTTATCAGGATCTAAGTTTCTAAAATCAAATTCTAATTCTCCCCCTTTATAATCTTTAGGATCTGATAAAGTTAATGTTACAGATAACTTTCTAACTTTTCCATGAGCAGGGTCCCCTTGTTGTCTTTGATAAGGTCTGTCCCAGCCATCACAATGCCAGTCATAATATTGTCCTTTCTTATATTGAGTGAATTGCATAGATTCACTATGATCCCAGTCAAAATTCCAGCCTGCATTAACATTGGCTTGATGAACATAAGGTTGAACTTCTTTATAAATCCAACGCTCATTTAACCAAACAATATCTGAATCTCTTTTCTTTTTTAAATCTTTAACTTGTTGTTGACTTAATGGTTTCTCCCCTTGCTTTCTACCAAACCCACCAGTAACGGCCATTTGGTCTTGAATAGATTTTGAATATTTAACAATCTCATCACAGATCCTAGAAGGAACTGCTGATTGAAAGTACCAATAATAATTTGTTAAGTTCATATGTCTTTATACATATGTTTTACCTTAAATAAATATGAAAGTAAAGATGTGATCTAGATCAATTATGATTCAGCAACTATGTAATTACCATTAACTGTAAATTTAGCAACTTTTTCACCTGGGCCTAAAGTGGTCACTGTATTACACCCTGGGGTAACAGAAACACATGAATCTGAGGGAGATCTAATTATAACAATTCCTGATCCACCAGCTCCAGAATTTGTACCAGCAGGATTAAGCGGAGGGTTTGCAGAAGATCCTCCTCCTCCACCACCCGTATTAACTGTACCTGCTGTCGCTATTGGACTTGTTGGATTACTACCAGTTCCACCCGTTCCACATGGAGATCCTCCTCCAACTGCCGGAGTAGTTGAAGCACCACCTCCTCCTCCACCAGCATAATCTACTGCTGCACCTGTTATTGAATTTGATATTCCTACACCACCTGCTCCACTAGTGCCAGGGGAACTTCCGGCGCCACCAGCACCACCTCTTCCACCACCACCACCAGCAGCATTTAAAAGTGTAGTTGAAGTTGGACCACTATTTGCACCATTACCTCCAGAATTACCTTGAGGTCCTCCTTCTCCAGTAGGTATTGCGGGTGTATTACCAGCTCCACCTGTCCATGCGGCAGGGGGATTACATCCACCTGCACCTCCACCACCTGAACCACCAGATATATTACCACCCGAACCATCACTATGTGAATGACCACCTCTTGCACCACCATAAATTGTTTTAGTTCCACCAGCATGAGCTAATGTACTATTATTACCTGCTGTGTTACATGGTGGACTTCCAGTACCACCACCTCCAACTACCACTGCATAGGTTTGTCCTGCTGTAAAAGCTAAACCTGCAGCACATGAATTACAGTATGAATAAGCTAAACCACCAGCACCACCACCTCCTCCGGCCGTTGTTCTTGCACCAGCTCCACCTCCAGCGGCCATTAAATAATCTGCTGTAAACGGTGAAAATAAAAATTTTGGCCATGTTCCAGCTGTCTTAGCTTGAAATTGAGATTGCATTGACCATACACCACTTGCTTTGTTTAATTCTTTTACGACTACGATTCCTGAGCCACCTGCTCCTCCAGCACTACCTTGTCCTGAACCTCCACCTCCACCACCAGAGTTTGCTGTTCCTGCTGCACCACCACCTGGTCCATCAGCGCCAGCTCCACCGCCGCCTGCACCACCAGCTCCGTGCGTTCCTGGTGCAGCATAAACTCCACCGCCGCCACCACCACCAAAAACTGAACATGTTGGACCTAAAGATCCTGGAAAACTAGAACAAAAATCGGTTCCTGCTCCACCAGCGCCTCCGGCACTTGATGTACCATTAGCACCCGCCGCAGTGTGACCACCACCTCCACCACCACCATAACCTGGTCCTGTGTGATCTTGATCACCCCCATCATTTCCTTGAGAAGGACTTGTAGGAGGAGTATTACCAGAACCACCAGTACCACAACTAGCTCCACCGCCACCGCCAGAACCACCATCAGCTCCATTTTTTCCACCACATTTTCCACCACCGCCACCACCACCGGTTGAAGTATAAGTTGTGCTTCCAATCGTTAAAGAAGAATCTACTCCTGATGTACCTATTCCAGGAGCACTCGTAGGTCCAGCTGCTCCACCAGCTCCTACTACAGTTGCGTAAGTTATGCTTCCACAAACAGCTAAACATGAAAAATTTCTAAGTCCTCCGGCACCACCACCTCCCTGAGACCCACTACAACCAACACTTCCTCCACCGCCAGCTCCGCCAGCGACAATTAAAGCGTTAATAAGTCCAGTTCCTGCTTGTGTAGTAAATGTACCCGGACCACTTGATGTGATCGTAGTTTGTTTGTCGCTAGCTCCAGCGAATGAAGTTCTATTAGTTTTTCCGATTATGCCGCCGTTAGTGGCCATGACTTAAGTCTCCTTATGCGGATACCCAAGTTAGCCCTGATGCATCCCAATTGAAATTATTAACTGGATCTGAATTATCTGTTGCAGTCCATTTTTGACCTGCTTCATCCCAACTAATTCTTTTATCTGTCTCATCAGTTGGATATGTAACTGGTGCTTCCCAATCATCATTTCCATCTAATGTCCAAGATGCGTAAGGTTGAGGTGAAATAAATTTGTCTTTTGCAGCGTCAAAAGTATAACCTATGCCTGCATATGTTTTTCTAAAATTATGATTATAAGAAGTTTGTTTCCAAGTTCCACCTTTAAAAAAATTAACACACCATGTTTCTCCATCAACATGCATGTCATTTGATCCTAATGGTCCCGCTGCTGTTTCAATATCGTTACCTACAACAACTACTCTTT